CGTGATGGTATACGTTATACGCGGTTTGTGATTGTTCGGAACACTTATCCCGAGCTGCGAACGACAACCATCAAGACATGGCAAGAATTATTCCCCGAATCAACGTGGGGTGGCATGCGCTGGCAGCCACCGATTACCCATCATTTGAAGTTACCGGCGCGTGGAGATGCTGCTGGTATTGATTGCGAGGTGATATTCCTTGCGCTTGATACGCCTCAGTCTGTCAGAAAGCTGTTATCTCTGGAGATTACGGGCGCTTGGTGTAACGAGGCGCGGGAATTGCCAAAGGCTGTGATCGATGGGCTAACCCACCGTGTTGGTCGTTATCCAACCAAGGCCGATGGTGGTCCGACTTGGTACGGTATTTGGATGGATACTAACCCGCCTGACAATGATCATTGGTGGCATACGCTCGCGGAGAAAGAGCCGATCAAAGGCGATTTTCCGTGGACATTTCATCGCCAACCTGGCGGTGTGCTACCTGTTACCAAGGATGATTTACCCGAGAATCCAGAAGCGAATGGATTTATTTTTTCTGGTGGTAAATGGTGGATGGTTAATCCTTCAGCCGAGAATAGAAATAACCTGCCACCTGGTTATTACCAGCAGTTATTAGGCGGTAAGAATTCCGACTGGATTAGATGCTACGCCCAAGGTATGTATACGTTTGTGCAAGAAGGTAGACCAGTCTGGCCTGAATATGATGATGAGCTGATGACTGCCGACTTAGAGCCGGACCCGTACTATCCGGTGCAGATTGGCGTGGATTTCGGGCTGACACCGGCTGCTGTCTTTGGTCAACGAACTGCGGGCGGTGCCTGGCGTATTCTCGAAGAGCTTGTGACGTTTGATATGGGGCTTGAAAGGTTTGGTCAAGAGCTGCTGGGCAAAGTTGCCGAGCGTTACAGTAAGAATGAGATCTTGATCTGGGGTGATCCGGCTGGTAATAAGCGAGACGAGATCTATGAGGTGACAGCATTTGATCACCTAAAGTCAATAGGATTCAAAGCACAGCCGACTGATAGCAACGCATTTCAGGTGCGCCGAGAGGCTGGTGCTTCACCAATGAGTCGATTGATATCTGGCAAACCGGCCCTGATGATTGACAAAAAATGCTTGCGATTACGTAAAAGCCTGTCTGGTGGATACTTTTTCAAGCGCCAAAGTTTGGGCGCGGGGCAGGAACGATTTAAGGATTTGCCTGTCAAAAACGATCACTCTCACGTTGGCGACGCATTTGGATATCTGATGCTGGGTGGCGGCGAGCAAAGACGGTTGCGTCGAGGAAACTATCAATCTGCTGGCAAGACTTATACAGCAAACACTGACTTTAGCATTTTCTGATGATGCAATTGCCAACGGTACGAATGTCTAATGATCAAATGATCGTGCCGTTTCTGCCAAATCATTTACATTCACTTGAGTTAAAACCCTTTGAGCTGGAGTATGTTGAGCATATTCCTGACTACCATGAGTATGTGGCCGAAAATGCGCTGCGTGGGTTTTCATGGACAGGCATTTGTCAAGGTAGACCTGTAGCTGTATTCGGAGTCAGACCTTTATGGTCTACCAATTTCGAGGCTTGGATGGTCCCAGGTGAAGGTATAGAACGCAATGCGATAGCGGTATTGCGAGGTGCTAGGCATATCTTAGATAGCGTTATTGTTGAATTTGGTTTGTTGCGATTGCAGATTACGGTAAGGTGTGAAAACGAAGTGGCATTTAGGTTCGCCAAAAGACTGGGTTTTAAGGTAGAATCGAAAATGTTGCGGTTTGGCCCTGAAGGGGCTGATTATTACTTAATGACGAGGATAACTGAATGAGCGGTTTATTTAAAACCCCAAAAGCTCCAAAGCAAGACCCCAAGTTAATCGCCGCCCAAGAGAGGGCCGAGGCGAGAGCTGAGGCAGCAGAACGTGAATTACAAGAACAAATTGCTGCGCGAAAGCGATCTCGCAGGACTGGTGGTTTGCGACTGCTACTATCACCTAGCAGAGTGCAAAGTCAGATAGAGCAACGACAAACTACCCTTGGTGCTGGCGGTTAAAGTGTGGCGGGCTGGGGCGCCCTCGCTCCTCTTCCCCTAGCTCTAGCTCGTCACACGCTTTTATTAATATCAGGAGATTTAAATGACAGTTTTAGATAGAGATACTGGATCGGTTGAGGCATCCATATCAGCAGAAAATACATTTACTGATGGGTTGCAAACACAGCAAGCGTTTAATTTTTCAATTCGAGGCACTTGGGCAGGCACGATTACTGTTCAGCGCAGCCTTGATCGTGGTGTTACTTGGAGAAACGTCGATACTTTTACGTCAAACATTGAGACTTATGGCTTTGATCCTGGCCCTTCAGTTGTATATCGAGTTGGATTTGAGACTGGTAATTACACCAGCGGAACTGCTGACGTTCGCTTAGGAATGTAATATGGTAGCTAAGCGCCATCAAAACCCGAAAGGCGGGTTGAACGAGGCCGGTCGTAAATTCTTTGAGCGCAAGCAAGGAGGTGATCTCAAGCCGCCAGTAAAATCTGGTGACAATCCCAGGAGAGCCAGCTTTCTCGCAAGGATGGCTGGTAATCCTGGCCCAGAGCGCGACTCCAAAGGCAGACCTACCAGACTATTATTATCTCTTAGAGCATGGGGCGCATCATCTAAAGCAGATGCTAGAAGCAAGGCGTCCGCGATAAGCAAAAGACTAAAGGCGAAAAATAATGCCTAGACTAAATGTGAATGAGCTAATGGAGCGTGAAGCTAAAGCTCAAGCTCGCAAGGATCAGTGGCGATCTATTTACGAGGATTGCTACGAATACGCATTACCACAACGCAATTTATACGATGGCAATTGGGAAGGCAAAGTGCCTGGTCAATCCAAAATGTCGCGGGTTTTTGACTCAACAGCGATTCATGCAACACAACGATTTGCCAATCGGCTTCAGGCTGGATTATTCCCACCATACAAGCAATGGTGTCGCCTAGAAGCTGGCACAGGTATACCGGAAGAGCAGAGAACGCAAGCCCAATCAATCCTAGATAATTACAACACTCGGATGTTTGACGCGATACGCCAATCAAATCTTGACTTGGCAATGGGCGAGTTTTTGCTGGATATGGCGGTAGGTACAGGCGTTATGATGATTACGCCAGGAGATGAATCAACGCCTATTCGCTTCACTGCAATTCCTCAATACTTAGTTGCTATCGAAGAGGGTAGCTATGGCAATGTATCGAACATATACCGCAAGCTAAGGGTAAAAGCAGAGGCAATATTCAGAGAGTTTCCAGATGCTCAAACCAGCGTAGAGCTGGATGAAGCCATCTCGAGATCGCCAGAAAAAGAACTGGATTTGATCGACGCGGTAATCTTTGACAATGAGACAGGCCGGTATCACTACCATGTTATTTGGCTGACTAAACGACAGGAATTAGTTTACCGTGAAATGCGGTCAAGCCCATTTGTTGTTGCCAGATACATGAAAGTTGCCGGTGAAGTATATGGGCGAGGACCATTGGTTACAGCGATCAGCGATGTTAAGACGCTGAACAAGACTCTGGAGCTGGTGCTCAAGAATGCGTCTTTATCTATTGCAGGTGTTTATACTGCCGCCGATGACGGTGTATTGAATCCACAGAATATCAAGATCCAGCCAGGCGCGGTTATTGCCGTTGCAAGAAATGGCGGTCCACAGGGCGCTTCACTTGCGCCATTGCCTAGAGCTGGCGATTTCAATACAAGCCAGATTGTGATTAACGATCTCCGTATGAATATCAAAAAGATCCTGATGGATGATACATTGCCGCCAGACAACATGAGCGCTCGATCCGCGACAGAGATTGCAGAGAGAATGAGGGAGCTGGCGTCTAATCTTGGATCGGCGTTTGGTCGTTTGATTACTGAAACTATGGTCCCTATTGTAAGCCGAATCTTGTTCGTCATGGATCAGCAAGGACTGATAGATTTGCCATTGAAGGTCAACGGCGTTGAGGTCAAAGTCGTACCAGTATCTCCTCTAGCACAAGCTCAAAAATTGCAAGAGATCAATGATGTGGTGCAGTACATGCAGATTGCTAATCAGATGGGGCCACAGGGTCAGGCGACTATTTCAGTACCGAGAGTGTTAGAATTTATTGCTGAGCGTTTTGGTATTGATTCTAATTTGCTGACTACTGAAGAAGAGCAGATGATGATGATGCAGCAGATGATGATGATGCAACAGGCGG